GCATCATAGGTCGTGGTGGTCGTCCCGGCACTAGAAACAACACCTTCGTAGGCAATACCTAACTCACGTGCCACCATGTACGTTATATCGAACAGAGTCCAGCCCATTAGAACCTCCTACATACGATGTGCTTCCAGTAACTTCTCCATCATCTCTGCTTGCGTACCGAACTTAGCCTCGACTTCCTTGCGCTCCATAGCGCGCTGGCTAATCTTTTGCTGCAGTTCATCCATCTGGTCTTTAGTAAAGAACTGTGCTTTGTAACCAAAATCTGTTACTAATTGATTGACTACATACTCAGCAGAACCTTCCGGGTATTTCAAATCCTTTTTGATAAATGCCATTCCGTCATTGAAGGTCACATGCATGGTCTGTCCCTGATATATAGCACTGGGTGTCCAGACCAACCAACCTTCTTCTTTCTTTTTCATTGAATCAACTTCTGACTCTTTAGCTGCAAGTTGTTTTTCCAGTTCTTTGACTTGCTTCCTTAGTTCGCCTAATGTTTCTTCCTTGGTGGGTTTCGTTTCATCAGTCATTTTCTTGCTCCGTATTCTCCTTGTGGAATTTTTGTGTACCCGGATACGTTCTTATAATCTCTGGGTTCACCACGTAATTTTCTTGACCAGTTCGCTTCACTCCAGTCTCGAATGAGCGATAGTGGATTAACTCCCCATAGAAAGGGTTGCGGTATGCGGTGCAAATATCTTCCGCATACCTCACACTCCATGATGGCAGTCTCATTAAACCTGTGAACTACTTCACAGCGTGGATGTTCTTTTATGTCACAGCCGTAGATATATGTTGGCATTATCCTTCCTCTATAATTTCCATCTTCAGTTCCATCTTGGGATTTCTAAAATCAATGATACTCATTAGCCTGTCATGCAACTGTATTGCTCCAAGATTGGCGTACATGCTGGCTCTAGCATTCAGATATATCTTCCAGTCTTCGTCTGGAATATTCTCTCTGCCCACTGATTCAATCTTACCCTTTATTGTATTGACCATTGCCTTCCAGTATTCCAAACCATTCAAGTAATTCACTTTATGCAGTTCGATGTACTGTCGAGAGACATAACTGTCTTTCTCCTGAACTATTCTTGCGCTTGCGGTTATTGCTCCATCATACATGTATACCCAAGCACTGGTTTCTAGATACTTGGCAATGCAATCATCATCATCTACAGCCTTGGTCAAGTTCTCAGAAGCAATATCCATCTGCGCTTTATATTCTTTGCGGATGTTCTGATAAGAATCAATGATTGCCATGACCTCTAATTTGTCGATATAAGGCACGACATCGTAACCGTACACCTTTGCTGAACAAAGATTACTCGGTTCAGGCAGGACAACCTGTATTCCCCTTCCTAATGCTATTCCTAACCAGAACTCACCATTTGGGCGCTGATAACCCCATTCGGTATCAGAGTCCATGTCAATCCCATACAGTTCGATGCGGTCAAAGCGCTCGTATATAGCAAGCGCAATCATAAATGCTGCGCTACTGGTAAAGTAGCGCAGACGTATTTCTTCCAGACCGACCTTCTTTATCAAGCCACCCAATAACTCCTCACAGACTTCTTCCATCGGATAACGCACCCCGGATGGAACTTTGCTGGTCAATTCGTTTTCCTGCATATATATAGGAAAAGGATGTTTCTTCCGCAACCATCTTCCATACTGCCGGGATTTCGTTTGTTCACCACGTAGATACCACTTGCGCTTATGTATCTCGAATAGCCTGTCAATACGTGGCATATCCTTCACGAAAAAGGCATGATTCATTGTCCAATATTCATCCACCTGTGCGTCTTTTATGAATGGAAAAGTGATTGGACTAAACCCAACAATAGCAACAGAACGCATATTCTCTCCTATAGGTGGTAGGGGAGGGTGAATTAACACCCTCCCCACATTATAAGGATTGATAGGTTAGTGCCACTCAACAGTACGTGTCCAGTCTTGACCGTAATCCAAGGTAACCCACGCCTGAAGATTACTGAAGTAACCTGATGCACTTGTACCTAGGAAGTTGAATGCTACACTGCGCTTACGAGTCGAGAACGGAATGATGTACTCACCAACCGCACCGATACCAGACCGGGATGCAATCAGTTCACTGGTCGTATCCGTAAGTGTGGATGTCGAGTTGGCATACACTTCAACGGTCATAATGGGTGCAACAACCGTATCATGTATAGTTGGAATTAGGATATGTAGTGCCATCCCTGCGAGGTCAGTGCCCTCGATGTCTAAACCAGCGGCTGGAGCGAACTCCGCAGCGGTCATATAAAGGATAGCAGTACCTGTACGAACAATTAAGTTGGTATCACGAATTGGGGACATTTCATACCTCCTAGGCAGTCCAAGATGCTGGGTCTAGGATATTCCAGAGTCGGGTCATACCATATGAACCAAATCCAGCCAGACCTAACACCCATTCGATTAGTGTCTGGTTTGCGGTAGCAACGTCCTTTTTCGCATCCTGAACTACTTCAAGACCACCCAACTGGATGCCCACAACACCTTGCTGCTCGTTGAAACTCACAAAGTACATTGATGTTGAAGACGTATCACTTCCGTTACCGGATGTTTCGGATACCGTGATGATTTCTGTGCTCTGGTCTTTCTTCAAGCCCATATCATAGACGGGAGCACCTTTGTAGGATAGTTGCTGACGGTCAAAGGAATCTTTACCGACATCAAGGAAGTGACCACCTGCTGAAGCAATATAACGTAGAGAGCGTCCCAGACCAAGCAGCATTGCTTCGTTGGTGAAGATACCGGAAACATTACCGGAATTGCAGTAACGATGTGCTGTTTCAACCTTAGTCCAGAATGAATTGACAGTGGCTGCAGATGCAGTTACGTCAAGACCGGAGTCAGATGCTTTCGCATTGATTTTCTGGCGCGCTGGCATCAGGGAGATGCGTTTCTTCAACCCCTGAAAACCCAAGGGGTCTACTGCTAAGTCGCCATTGATAAAATAGTCGTTCCAAGTAAGAGCAAGGGATTTCAGCTTCATGTCCATAATCAACTTTTTGGGGTCAACGATGGTATTGCCAACCTTGCCGAATACCCGGTCAAACTTAACCAACCCACCTAGAATATACAGAGATTCCCAGACTTCCTCCACATCACCAGTGGTGTCTTCTGTGTAGTCACTTCCTAAATCTCGGAAGGCTACACTGGGCAACGTGCGCCAGCGAAGTGCGGTTGTCTTCAGCGAATTTACATCGTGATAAGGCAAAATCTCAGATGCCTTCATATCACGAAGCATGTTCTGAATGACGTATTTCTTGATTGGGTCGGCTGTAACCTTAGATAGTTGTGCTAAAGTGTAAGCCATTTTGAAACTCCTGCCCGATATCATTCGGGCTAAATAGTATGTGGTTGATAGTTACGTGGAGAGTACACCACATGCCGCGCTGGGCAGGATGTTTCCAAAACCCCTTAAGTTGTAAAACGCCTTACGGTACTTTGCCCTGTTGCTTTGCCATTTCCCACAACGTATCTGTATCTGTGGTATTGGCTATTGGGTTAGTAGCAGGCGAACCGGGGATTGCACCGGGAGCACCACCAACTGGTGTCCGTTGTGTCGGCGCTTGTCCACCACTCGCAAGACGTTCTTTCTTCAAGCGGATTGCTTCTTTGTGTGCGTTCAGGTATTGTTCTGCTGTACCAGTCTCCGCTGCCTTGTTAATCAACTCGACTTCGGGGTCGGTATCAGCGAAGGTAATACCAGAAACTTTCATCAATGTTTCCGCTGCTTCGTTGACGCGTTTCACAAACTCGTCTTCCGTTTCACCCTTGCGCTGGTTCGGGTCAGGAACTGGGCTGGATGGTGCGGATTGAGATGCAGCACGTACTTCTTCGATGGTTGTCTGGTCAGTCAGTTGCTGTTTTTGACTTGGGGTCAAAACCACGCCCTGTGCTGCAGCAGCACGTTCATACGCTTCGATACGTTGCTGTACCTTGTAGGACAGTTTGTCATTCTGAGACTGAATGCCTCTGTAAAGGTTAGACAATTTCTCGTCTACTTCTTTCTTGAATGCACTCAGTTCATCTGGGGTAACGTATCCAGCAGGAGTAGGTGTTTGTTGTTCCTGACCGGGAACAGTCTCACCTGCCACGCTTTCCGGTTCGTTGCCTTGATATGGTTCTAGCATTGCGTCCTCCTAACAATTTTACACGATTTATGGCGTAAGTCTAGGTCTAATGACCAGTTCTATGAACGCATCAAATGAGCCACCCTGTTTACCACTAATCTGGTAGATGCGGTTTAGTTCAGATATTGCACCCTCTGACAATGGTGTACCAGTAAGGTAGTAAGAATATAGGGACTTCAACAGTGGTGCAGAGAATTCACCAAAGAACGTATAATCATATTGCTCCTCTGGTTTGAACACATCCGAATAAAGTTCTACCTCCGGGTGTTCTTCCTTGTATGCATCGTTCCATTCCCAGTATTCCTTGAGTATGGGGAACTGCTTGAGGAAGTTTTTCCTCTCTTGGCTGTACTCAGGTAGTGCGAAGTATCTCTGCTGTAGTGCGTACCAGTTCGGGAACAATGAGTTACGTATCTTGCGGTATGCCTCTACATTTGCACCCATCCCTTGTGGTAACTGCTGTATGTCTTGGTTTCCTTCAGGTTCTTCCGGGGTAACAGTTTCGGGCACAAGTCCGTTCATCTGGTTCGCCCAGAACGCAAGTGTCTCGTTGTTGATAGAGTCGTAATCTCTGGTCTCCTTGTCTAAGAAGTTCAGAGAGAACTTATTCCCAAATGCAGCCTCTACCTGCTCCTTCTCAACACTGCCTAGGTCACCCCAAGAGTCCCAGACCTGCGTAATCAGGAACTGGCGCAACCTTTCTTCGGGGTCGGCAAACAAAGCTGTTCTTGCCTCGTACTCTGGATGTTCTTCAAAGAAGTTATCCAGTGCTGCCATGTCGCCTTTGTTATAAGCAACCCTTGCATCTTCGTAGTTATCCTTCAACTGCTTGGTCTCTAGTTCAGCAGGAGGTAGCAATCCGACTGGTGCAAATCCCATCAACATAGCGCCTGCCATATCCAAGGCATTAGCACCATGAGTTGCCGCGTATGCAGCAGTAGCACCCGGTACACGCAAGCCAATCTCAAGTGTTGCTCTCCGCTTTGCTTCTTCCCAGACAGCACCCCGATTATCAATCATAGCGACTTTAGCATCGTTCAGGTTGCACTGTCCTTCTGCTACCATGTTGGCAATCTGGCGCTCGATATAGTATTCTCCCCAGTCACCAAACTCGCTCATGTGGGTGTTGAACAACGAGTTCGCACCTTTTCTCATAAGCTGTTCTGGAAGTCCCATTGCATCACCTACCCACTTGCCTAACTGTTCAAGCGGAGTATCCTGTGCAATTGCCTCAACTGCCTTACCAGTCCTTGTCATTGGCAACAGTGGCAGGTCTGGTCGAGGCTCCATTGACAGTGACTGACCAGTAGCAAAGTAGTATGGATAAGTGATATACATTGCTGGCGACATGATTGCATCCAGATAACCCAGCGGATTGAAAGCATCAGAGTTGGATTCTAGTTGTGCCTGCTCCAGCGCCCTAGCCCACAAATCACCAGTCTGCGTAACTGCAGCCTCGTATGCTTGCTGTTCAGTAATAGTCTCGTCCTCAATCCAACGCTGCAGGATATACTCTGCATTTCTGGTCTGGTCTGTGCGTATCCTCTTGTACTCTTCAATGGGAGTAGTGAAGTTTTCCATTGGGAAGATGTTATTCAATGGGTCTACAAAGAACTGGTCACCAGTCCAGTCGGGAAGATAAGGCGCATATATGCTAATCCTATTCTTCATTCTGGTGGGATAACCTTCTTCGTCTTCCTTCTGGTGTGTAAACTTTCGCAATCTGTACCAGTCAGCAAACCATGCAGGTTTATCTATTGCACGTTGCAACCAGTTATATGCCGTACGCGTATACCAGAATTGATACGGGTACAGG